GAACAAGAAGATGGTACTGTAACAAGACCATTAGGCGAACTTCCAACATTGGAGAGTTAATGATTATTCTTGGAACTAACTCCATAAAAGATACAGGCTATGATGTAGCTAACTCATTAAGGTTTAATAGTGGAAGTAGTGATTATCTAAATAGAACACCAAGCAGTTCTGGAAATAGAAAAACTTGGACTTTTAGTTTTTGGATTAAAAGAACAAAATTAGGTGTTACTCAATATATTTTAAGTGCTAATGATGCAAGTGCTAATTACAGCACATTTAGATTTAATGGAGATCAAATAGAACACTATGAATATTACAGTTCTGCTGTTCAATATAGTTTAAAAACCAATAGATTATTTAGAGATGTTTCGTCAAACTACCACATTTTATTAGCTTACGATACTTCACAAGGAACTGCCGCAAATAGAATTAAATTATATGTAAATGGAGTTCAAGAAACTTCTTTTGCAACATCATCATATCCATCTCAAAATTATGACAGTTTTTTTAATTCAACTAGCTATGTTAATTATTTAGGTACAGAGGGTGGTAGTAATAATGCTGATGGTTATATGTCAGAAGTTTGTTTCATAGATGGAACAGCATTAGACCCAACATCATTTGGAGAATTTGACGAAGATAGTGGAATATGGAAACCAATAGATGTATCTGGTTTAACTTTTGGCACTAATGGATTTTATTTAGACTTTGAAGATAGTTCAGCTTTAGGAAATGATGTATCTGGTAATAACAATGACTTTACAGTTAATAACCTTACATCAATAGATCAAAGCATAGATACCTGCACAAATAATTTTGCAACATTTAATTCTTTAACTGAATTTTCAGGAAATGGAATGTCAGAGGGTAATCTTAAATTTACAAATAGCACTTCCACTTACAGTATGCGACATTCAACATTTGCGTTAACAAAAGGTAAATGGTATGCAGAATTTAAAATAACGCAGATGTCTGGTGGTTTTACCATAGTTGGTATTCAAGACACATCACAATTTGATTATGATAATTTTTTAACAAGTGCTTCAAGAGGATATGGATATAGAAAAGATGGAACTAAAGGAAATAATAATTCAGCTTCTTCTTTTGGAAATACATTTGATACAGGAGATATTATAGGTGTTGCTATGGATTTAGATAATAACAAATTGTATTTTTCTAAAAATGGTACATTCCAAAATAGTGGCGACCCTACATCTGGTGCAACAGGAACAGGCTCTGCTTTTGATATAGCTGATGGTTATGATTATTGTATTGGTGCAAGTAGTAATGATGCTGGAACAGACCAAATAATAGAAGCAAACTATGGCTCTCCATCATTTAGTATCTCATCAGGCAACACAGATGGTAATGGCTATGGAAACTTTGAGTATGCAGTTCCAGCAAACTACTATTCTCTCAACACAAAAAACCTAGCGGAGTATGGATAATGGCTTATACAACGATTGACGATCCATCAGATTATATGAGAATACAGACTTGGTCTGGTAACAATTCAGCAGATAGAGAAATTACTTGGACAGAAAGTGATAATATGCAACCTGATTGGATATGGGTAAAAAGAAGATCAGATACTGCTAACCATAGACTTGCAGATTCAGTTAGAGGTGCAACAAAAATTTTACGATCTGATACTAATGATGCTGAAACAACAGAATCTGATGATACTTTATCTTTTGACACAAATGGTTTTTCAGTTGGAAGTAATTCTGGAGTTAATAAAACAGGAGATACTTATGTTGGTTGGGGTTGGAAAGCTGGAACAGCATTTACCAATGACGCAAGTTCAACAGGAATAGGAAGTATTGATAGTGCTGGAAGTGTATCAACTGACGCTGGGTTCTCAATTTGTTCATACACAGGAACTGGAAGTGTTGGTACAGTAAAACATGGATTAGGTGTTACTCCAAAAATAATTTTATTTAAAAATAGAACAACAGCTTCTAATTGGCTTGTGTACCATGAAGCTATTGGTAATACTCATAATTTATATCTTGATGCAACCAACGGAAAAGCTGATAGATCAGATACTTTTAATGATACTTCTCCAACTTCAAGTGTTTTTACAGTAGGTACTGCTGATTTAAATACTAGCGGAAATTCTATAATAGCCTACTGCTTTGCAGATGTACAAGGCTACTCAAAAGTTAGTGGTAGCTACATAGGAAACGGAAATGCTGATGGAACATTTGTTTATACAGGATTTAAACCAGCTTTTGTTTTAATTAAAGTAACATCTACAACTAATGATTGGGAAATACATGATAATAAAAGGGGTTCATCTAATGTAATTAATGCTATTTTACAACCAAATTTAAGTGATGCAGAAAGTACATCAGGTAGAGAAATAGATTTTTTATCTAATGGATTTAAGTTAAGAAATAGTAACAGTCAAAATAATTTAAGTGGTGGAACATTTATATACATGGCTTTCGCTGAAAATCCATTCGTAACATCAACAGGAGTGCCTGCAACGGCAAGATAATTATGCTACAAAAAGTAAAATTTGCACCTGGGTTTAATAAACAAGTCACATCAACTGGCGGCGAGAGTCAGTGGGTTAATGGTGACAATGTTAGATTTAGATATGGCTCACCTGAAAAAATAGGGGGCTGGGCTCAACTAGGATCAGTTGATATTACAGGACGTAATACAGCTATTCACCATTTTATAAATACATCAGGTATTAAATATGCAGTGCTTGGCACAAACAGAATTTTATACGCTTATTCTGGAGGTATCTTTTATGACATACATCCAATTAAAGCGACAACAACTTTAACAAGTGCGTTTAGTACAACTAATGGATCTACAGCTGTTACAATAACTTTTTCATCAGCACACAATATAAACAAAGGTGATATTATATTATTAGATAATTTTTCATCTATTACTAATTCTAATTTTGTAGCTGCAGATTTTAATGATAATAAATTTCAAGTCACAACTATACCTACATCTACTACATTAACCGTTACTATGGATTCTGCTGAGTCTGGATCAGGTGCCTCAACATCTGGTGGTATCCGTGTTAAACATTATTATCCAGTAGGTGTAGCACTAGAGGTTGCATCAACTGGTTGGGGACTTGGTTCATGGGGTGGTATAGAAGCTGGAGTATTTACTTCAACTCTTTCATCATCAATTAATACATCAGTTACAACTTTAACAATGGCAAGTGCATCATCTTTTCCATCATCAGGAACAGTTATTATAGCCAACGAATTAATTACTTACACCGGTGTAAGTGGTAATACGTTAACAGGATTAACTAGAGGAGCAAATGGTACGACAGCTGCTTCGCATTCATCAGGAGCTACAGTAAAAGATGCTTCAGGATATGCTGGTTGGAATACGGCTGTATCAGGTGACGTTGTAACAGCCCCTGGTTTATGGTCGTTAGATAACTTTGGTAATAAACTTGTTGCAACTATAACAGGTGGTGAAAGTTTTGAATGGGACTCAAATCCAACTGGAGCTAATAATACTAGAGCAACAATTATAACTAATGCACCTACAGCATCAGAATTTAGTTTAGTATCAACACCTGATAGACACGTAGTATTTTTTGGTACAGAAACAACTATTGGAACTAAATCAACACAAGATCCAATGTTTATAAGATTCTCGTCGCAAGAAGATATTAACACTTACACGCCATCAGCAACTAATACTGCAGGTACACAAAGACTTTCAGATGGATCTAAAATTGTTGGAGCAATACGTGGTCGTGATGCAATCTATGTTTGGACTGATACTGCATTATTTATTATGCGTTTTGTTGGTCCACCATTTACATTCTCTTTTCAACAAGTTGGTACTAACTGTGGATTGATTGGTAAGAACGCAGCTGTTGAAGTTGATGGTGCAGCTTATTGGATGTCAGAAAATGGTTTTTTTAGATATACAGGTAAACTAGAATCGTTACCATGTTTAGTTGAAGATCACGTTTACGATGATATTAATACAACTCCAAAACAACATATTAACGTTGGACTTAATAATTTGTTTGGTGAGATTATGTGGTTCTACCCTAACTCTGGATCAGGAACAGTTAATAGAATGGTTGCTTATAATTATTTGGACTCAACTCCACAAAGACCAGTATGGACTACAGGGACATTAGCTAGAACCGCGTGGCAAGATTCTGCTATATTTGGTAAACCTCATGCAACAGAATATGATGCAGATGGTACGACTGCAGTAGATGTTAATCACGTATATGGGTGCACTGATGGTGTGTCTACATACTTTGAACATGAGACGGGATTAAATCAAGTTAAGGAAGGTGCAATCACTGCAATTACTGCATCAATTGAATCTGGAGATTTTGATATTGGCCAACAAGGACTACAAGGTGATGGTGAATTTATGATGAAAATAAGAAGAGTCATACCTGACTTTTTATCACAAACGGGGGACGCAAGAATCACATTAAATTTAAGAGACTTTCCAAATGACACATCAGCTAGTTCAACACTTGGTCCATTTACAGTGACAAGTGGTACACAAAAGATTGATACACGAGCTAGAGCTAGATCGATATCATTAAAGATTGATAACACAAGCACAAGTCAGTTTTGGAAAGTTGGTACATTTAGAATAGATTATCAACCGGACGGGAGAAGATAATGGCAAGAATAATTCAATCACTAACACAACCCAATAAAGAATACGATCAACAAGTACAACAATCATTTGTTAGAGATGTTGATAGTATTGTACAAAAATTAAACACAACTTTTCAACAAGATTTAAAAGACGAAGCAGAAGCGGAGGCATATTTCTTTGGCTAATTCATTTGTAAATAAAAAAGTAGATTTAACTACAACAAGTGCTACAACACTATATACAGTGCCAGATGCAACAACTGCTATTATAAAATCTATATTAGTATCCGAAGATTCTGGAAATGCAGATACTATAACAGTGACTATCACAGACACAGCTAGTGCTGTATTTAGCCTTTTTAAGACTAAGTCTATATCAGCTAATGGCACAACAGAATTATTATCAGCTCCCTTAGTATTACAACAAAACGAGATACTAAAAGTGACTGCAGCAACCGCTAATAGACTACACGTTGTGCTCTCGGCTTTACAATCTAAGCCAAGAGAAGTTATAACATAGTCTTGATTTACTTGTTAAAAACGAGTAATAATGTAAATTCAGGTGCAATCCCTGCCAAAATAATATAATAAAACAATTGACATATATGATAACAAGAGCTCACATTAGAAGACAACTACGTGCATCAGGTGGAATAACAAATGTTACACCAAGAGAAGGATATTTTTTAGGTAAACTAGTTAGAGGTGCTAAGAAAGCAGTAGGCAAAGTTGCTGACGTTGCTAAACAAGTTGTTAAAAGTCCGATAGGTAAAGCTGCTATATTAGGATTAGGTGCACAATATTTAGGACCTAAGATAATGAGTGGTGGCTTAGGTAGCGGTTTAAAGTCAAGTTTATTTGGAAGTATTATACCAGGAGTTAGAGCAGCAGGTATGCCTTCTTTTTTAGGTGAAACAGGATTTACTAAAACAGCAGGACTTTTAGGTAAACTAGGTTTAACTAAAGGTGGTGGGTCTATGGGTATAACGGGCTTAGGTAAAATGTTAGGCGCAGGAGGTTTGATAGGATACTTTACATCTAAAGGTTCTTCAGAAGAAGAAGCAAAAGAATTAGCACAAGATGTTTACAGAGGTGAAGGTTTAGGTTTTGATCAAATAAGAAAAGACA